TTTTTATAACCCGCAGCATATCCCATACGACCTGTAACTGATTCAGCGTGTAAACGAACCCACTCCATAAGAGCTTGTGTTGCTGATGGACCAATTGGGTCACGGAATTTAACTGAGATTGGATTCCATTTGAATCTACCCGCTACATATGTAGAAGTGTTCAAAAATTGTATCTCAACAGGGTTAATATCAATACTTGGTCTTCCTGATGATTCTACGAACCATTCATTAATACCTAAAGTTGTGTCAAACCTAAGTATAAATCGGTTCGCTCTTTTTGGTTCGTAAGGAACCGGCATTTTCATTAATAAATCAGCCATGGTATATTCTTTTTAGTTTTTTTGTTTTAGTTTATTTATCTATAAATACTCGTTGTTTGAAAATTTTTGTATTTACTTTAATTTTTTAAAAATTATCATCGTTTAGTATCTAGTTTTAGTTCCTCCAGCAGTAGAATAAGTCTTTAAAACTGGTTCATCTTCAAAATGCTTCTTCATTACTTCTACATTCTTTAAGTCATCATCTGAAAAACCAATACTAGGTACAAACTTATTTTTCACATCATCTTTAACATATAGTTTTTTACCCAATTCTTTAGCCTGTCCTTTTACATATGAAATAAATTCTTTCATTGCTTGAACTTTTAATTCCTCGGGGTTGGCGGCTCCTGCGTCTGTACCAAAACTAACGGGATAATATTTGTTCATATCCATATAGTCTTTTATTAATTCCACATCTGATTTGTCTTCCATATTTGAAAGGTCACGGAATTTTCTAAGATTCTTAATTAATAAATCTTTATTAATACCCATGTGGTCAGAAATAATCAAATTATAAATTGCGTCTTTAAGTGTCTCGGGGTTGTGTCCACGTGCGGTGATTATTGAAAAAATTGACCCATTGTTGATTGCTTCCACAAAATCAGACCAAGCGGGACCTGGTTTACCTTTCATGGCATCAATTTTAAATTGTTTATCACCACCAGTTCTAAAATTACGAAAAGGTTCGTCAGCATATCCAACTATTGTACTACCTTTGTAATCAAATGGTTCTACACCGATTTCACTTCTATATTCCGCAAAATCTTCTGTAGACATACCAACTTCATTATCATTTTCATCTTTAAGAATAATTTTTGTTGGCATCATCATGATATTATCGTCCCAATCAAAGGCGTAATATTTCATGTCAGGCGTACCAACATCATCAAAACCTTCAAGTAATGATGATGTTGGGTTTAGTATTTTTTTTCTAATCATTTAAATATTAAATATTTTCAAATGATGCTCCTGTTGGAGTGATTAAGAATTCAATGTCAATGAATTCCAACGCTTTTGTTGGTTTCAAGTAAATCTTACCTGTCATAGTATTTCTATCTAAATCTTCAGGTGAATTACTTACAGTAACACGGAAATCATATAAACCTCTGTCTCTTCTAATAGCATCCAAGATAGGGTTAACCGAATCCAAGAAGTCTTGTCTTACTTTAGCATCGTTTTGTTCAAACAACAATCTTACCGCCACCGCTGAAATCAACTTACGAGCTTGTAATAACAATCTTCTTACGTTAATTCTGTTAAGTGCTGTGTCAGCAATTTGTAATGTTTTGTTACCCCAAATTACAGTTCCAACATCTGAGAAAGTTGCGATAGGGTTAATTCTACCTTGATACAAAGTATCTCTATCTTCTTGTGTAAGTTTCTTACGTGCTTTAACAGCATTTACCAAACCTCTTGTGTAACCCGCAGTTGCGAACCATGGGAATGAAATGTTATCAGTCAACGCTAAGTTTCTACAAACTTCATTTGTTGGTGGTATGTAAATTTGTGTGTTATTTACAGTATCTCTTACCAAAATCCATGGGTAATAAGTTGCTGTGTAGTTAGAATCAATTCCTGTATTATCTAAGTTATTAACCGCTTCTGTTGGGTAGATGAAATCAGCTATATTTGTTACTGGTACAAACATTGCTGTATCAGGTGTTGTACAAATGTAGATTGAATCCGCTCTATCAAATGTTACCATAGAAATTGAATCCTCAACCAAGTTTGAGTTATTAACATAATCAATACCAGGTGTTGCAAATACATTTATGTTAACCGCTTCAGGGTTTGCGAAAGTATTAATACCTAACAAGTATGCGTAGTAGTCAGTATTTGAGAAATCTGTAAAGTTACTGATAGCGATTGGTTTGAACGCTCCCCATCCAGTTGCGTTAGGGTATCTTGTGGTTGGACAAGCTCCCGCTTGGTATCCACTACCACCTAATATAAACCTATCTGTATTTGTTCTACTTTCGTTATAAATGTCCCAACCATCGAATCCACCTTGTAATAGTAATGTGAATTTTCTTGCTTGAATTTGGAAGTATGGATTTGCAGGTGTTTCAGGGTCAGATTGGAATGAAGCCACACCACAATCAAATGCTGGTGTTCCTGAAGTAGTACCATAAGCAATATTTACAACTGTCGCTCCTGAATCCATGTGGAATCCTTTAGTTACAGTATTCCAAGGTAATGCATCACCTTCAACACATAAATCAAGAGGTTTTTGTTTACCTTTATATTCAAAGAATAATGGGTCATAACCAATTTGTGATGAAATACCCAAATAAGTACTTCTTACTTTATCACCACCAGATACTGTTTTATTATCAAAACCTGTAAATGAGAATGGTGGGTTTGTAACAATACCAAATGGTGGGTTATAAATTACTTCACCTGGGAAGTTGTATGCCACTTTATAAACTGGGAATGGAGAAGTTGCCGAACCGTATGTTCTAATAACATATCCTTCAAAACCACAAGGTACACTTTCAGGATTTGCCTCAGTATTCATCTCCAACATAATGTACTTAGAATTTAATGAGTATTCACCATCACTAGTACCAACTTTAACACCAACATAGTTATTGTTTGTTGGGTCCATAGTACAATTTGTATATTTTTCTATAACAACAGGATTTGCGTCTGTATCAAAGAAATCACGAACCGCAATGTCAAAACTTAAGTTGTTAAATGAAATATTTTGGATTGAAATTTTAATTTGAGTGTTTGCGCTATTACCATCAGCAATTGAATAAAACTTAAACAATCTTTCAACTGTAGAACCATTAAGTTCAGATACAACCCACGGTGATTCAGGTGATTGGTATTGTTCCAAGTAGTTAGCAATTGTACCTGTAGTTACAGGGTTTCTTAAACCTGGTAAACTAATTAACGATGAGTTAATACCTCTGATGTAACCTTTGTTATAACCATAAGTCAACATTGTTTGGAATTGTTCTTCAACAAACAATGGTGTTTCAACTCTATTTTTACCGAAGTTAGAAATACCAAATACTTTTGTAATATAATTTGTGTCGTTACTATTCATAGACGCAACAAACGAGAACGAAGCTGGTGTTTCAGCGTTGTCAGTATAACCTGAAATCGCAAATTGTGCGAATGGGTTTTGAGAAATTCCTGAATAAGAACCTGAATTATCTATAATAACATCAGTTGTTCCTGTAATTTGATATTGTGGACCATGATAGTCTGATGTAAACAACGAAACACCTCTTGAACGGAAAGTCGCAACAACAACATCATTCCAACCTTCATATGCAGTACCTGAGTATGTATAAGTTTTACCTGTGACAGTACCTGAATAAGAACCCGAACCTAAACTAGTCATTGATGACACTACGTTATAGAAAGAATATCCTGTATAAGCATCTGCTGTTGTAATATCAAAGTTTGCGTAATACCAAGTATCATCACTTGGTGATGTAAAGTCAGCATCTGAAACAGAAAGTCCTGATACATTATAAACGTTTGTCTGTGCAGTATATGGTGTTAATAACGAATTATAATCAGAATCTGCAACAGTTCCAAAAATGTAAGCAGAATCTCCTGAAGTAGTTCCTGAGTTATTAATTATTGTTTGGATTTGATTATATAATTGTTCATTAATTGTTGATACACCACCATTATATTGTGTGTAAGTATTTCCTGTTTGGATTATAGATGGGAAAGTTGTTGAATATGTAATTGCAGTTCCACCTGTTGTTCCAGTAAAGTTAACCGTATATGTTGTACCTGTTGATACACTTAGACCCACAGTACTTCCGTCAACATTGGCAATTGTTGTGATTGACCAAGATGGACCCGCATCATAACCAGATAAACCCAATACCCTTGTTACAAACAATTGGTTAGATTGTTGAAGGTATGATTTTGCTATATAAGCCAACTCATATTTTGGGATTTGAGTGTTTACAAATTTTTCGGGGATGGTTCCACCGAAATATGATTCAAAATCATTATAATTTGTAATGAAGATTGGTTCGAAAGCCGGACCTGTTAATGTCTCCCCAACAAGACCAAGAGTGGTTACCCCCACACTTTGAGCTACGAAGCTAAGGTCTCTCTCTGATGTGTATACACCAGGAGATACGAATACTTTATTTGATACTGCCATTTTGTTTTAGTTATTCAGTTTTATTTATTTTATAGATAAATATTAACAGATTTAAGAAAAACTTTACTTTACGCCATCTATTTATAATATGGGCAGATTATTTTCTGCCTTTATTCTACCTATGGAAAAGAAAATAAAGAATTTGAAGATATCAATAGAGTCACACGATATTTTAAAGAAATACTGTGAAAAACACGGTATTAAGATGTATAGATTTTTGGAAAATTTGATTAAAGAAAAATGTCAAACTAAAAAAGACATTTATGGTGAATCATGAGTGGGGGTTCCCATTTGGATTTGGTTGTGGTGGAACATCATAATTCACACCAAACAATTTGATTGCATAATTGAATGTAGAAGGTAATGTATCATCGGGTCTACTTGTCAAAACAAGTCTTAAAGTATCGTTGGTATTGACTTGTATTAATGAAACATCACTACCATAATAATCAAAAGTTACTTGTCCTTGTGGTTTTATATACACATCAAAATTGGTAACATTTATTTTTGTTAATAAATTAAAATCACCTGTATAATCAACCATTAAGTCAGTTTGTGTTGACCCACTCGGTATTGAAACACTCAAATTATATTCATCAATATTTTCGGGGTATTTTTTTCTTTTTGGTCTTGATGTTTGAGCAGATACTTCAAAAGTATTAAACACACGAGAAACCGCAGGTGCAACTTCAAACTCATCTTCATCCAATAAAAACCCTAACATTGTGAATTCATAGTTTTGGATGTAAAATCTTCTTCTTTGCACTTCAACAACCGACTCATCGGAAATTGTACCCATAATGATTGGGATATAATGACCATTGATTTGTCTATAGGCTTGTCTTGATGCAAAAGTTTGAATCACATTTTTGTTAAACTCATTTAACTCTCTCATTCTATTACAAACAATTTTAACATTGTAAGTAATATCAACAGGAACTGGTTGTGGAATTTTATAAATGTCCAAACCTTTGATGTTTCCATTCCAAGATGGAACGGCAGCATAAAAATATTCTTTTCTATTTGGAATGTTGTAAATAATGGCGGGATTGCTTCCGTACTTAACTTCAGGTTGACGAACAACTGTAATAAACGGTAATGTTGGGTTACCATTCAAATCTTGAATATCCCAAGTTTCTGTAAATTGAGCCCAGTTTTGAGTGGTAATAATTAAATCAATCATTGGTATTATACTACCAGCAACAGTGGTTTGTAAATCTTCTTTTACAAAATCTAAAAATCCCCTATCTAATTCAGGATGCATTAACGACTTTGGTAAATAAGTTCCATCATACTTAATATCTTCAAGCAATTGTTCTCTACGAGCCAAAAGAATTTTTTCGGGCTTAAGATTGATTGTCGGAATAATTTCCTTTCGTTTTCTTGGTAATGCCATTATATACCTCTAAATTCGTTTTCACTAACAGGTGTTGCGGTATATGAATAATAAAATCCTTTATACCCACCATAAGTGTGTTTATTGTCATAATCAGGAATACCTGCGTCAATAACTGAATAATATCTAACTTCAGATTCTGTTATCCAATATCCTAAATAATCACCCAACTCAATATTAACTTGTAAATCGGCAAGTTCTTTTTTGTAAACAGCGAATTTCAATAGACCTGGCTCGTTCTGAATAATTTTACTACTACCTAAAAATTGTTCTGTGGCCTCTTCAATTCTAACATATGCGTTAATTGATACTGGTGCTAAAAATTGTATTCCGTCTTGTTGTACTTCACCATAAACATCATCATTAACTGTTTTTGTCCTGTCAACTTTATATAATACAATGGTAAAATTCATATCACCACCAAGCCATTCACGACCCATAGAAATATCTAATTCAAAATCTTCACCACCAAAGAATTTACCTAATCTTGTAATTGGAACGAGTTGTTGCGCCATACTTGATAAATATACATAAATTGATTATCTTTTGTTAGATTGGAAAATACTGAAAACGCATATAATGTCTCTGTGTTAGAAAGAAAGGCTCTTGATTTATTAGAGACGTATCAGGGTGCCAATAATTATATCATACGTTTAAGACAAAAACAGATTGATAACAAAAAGTTCTATCCAACCCGAGCCCAAGCAGAATACATTATAAATTATCACGAAATGGCTCCAAAAGTTGCCAAGAAGTGGGTTGAACTTGATTCATATTTTGCACAAAAAATTGCCAATGATAAATTACTTTCATCTGTTCCAACAAGAGTATATGTTGAAAAACTTTTGGTTGAAAAAGATACCGCCTACCATATTTGGGGAAAATATTTTGATTCAGAACAAGTGTACGACTTTTGGATTCCAAAGGTTGCTTTGATAAAAGACAATAAAGTTAAGGATGTGGTAATTGATTATGAAAAGTATTCTCACCGTCCACCACTTGAACACCAAAAAGAAGCTATTAAATCTTTGGTTGAAAATAAAAAGTTTATTCTTGCCGATGATATGGGTTTGGGTAAAACAACTTCAACCATTATTGCCGCTTTGGAAACGGGAGCAAAGAAAGTATTAATTATTTGTCCAGCATCTTTGAAGATTAACTGGCAACGTGAGATTGAAAACTATTCAAATAAACCAACATCAATCATTGAAGGTAAAAAATGGGAAGATGGTGATTTTATAATCATCAACTATGACATTATTAAAAACTTTCACGATGAAAAAAAGAAATCAGATTCTGTTTTATTAAAAACAAAGTTTGATTTGGTGATTATTGATGAAGCACATTACATTCAAAACAAACAAGCACAAAGAACCAAGTTAATTAATGACTTTGTGTCCAATGTTGATAGACTTTGGTTGTTAACAGGTACACCAATCACTTCAAGACCAATCAATTATTTTAATTTGTTAAACTTGATTGAATGTCCTGTAGCCAAGAATTGGATGGCATACGTCAAAAGGTATTGTAATGGTTTTCAATTCCAAGCAGGAAGAAGAAAAATTTGGAATGTTAGTGGAGCATCCAACTTAGAAGAGTTAAGAGACCGAACAGCACCTTTAGTTCTAAGAAGATTAAAAGAAAATGTCTTAGATTTACCTGATAAAATTATCACACCCGTTTACTTAAGATTAAAATCAAAAGAATATGAAGCCCTAATGGGTGAATATTATGATTGGTACGATAAAAATGGTGAGTCCGATTCACTAACCCTTCAATTCACCAAACTTACAAAAGTAAGACAGGTGATTGCTGAAGAAAAAGTTGCGTCAACAATTGAAATCTGTGAAAACATTGTGGAACAAGGTAAGAAAGTGATTGTCTTTACTAACTTCACCAAAACTTTGGAGATGATATTGGAACATTTTGGAAAAAAGGCGGTTAGACTTGATGGTCAAATGTCACAAAAAGAAAGACAAATGTCTGTTGACCGTTTTCAAAACGAAGAAGATGTTATGGTGTTTGTCGGAAATATAAAAGCCGCAGGTGTTGGTATTACATTAACAGCTGGTGAAGCCGTTGTTATGAATGATTTATCGTTTTTACCATCCGACCACTCCCAAGCAGAAGATAGAAGTTACCGTTATGGACAAAAAAATAATGTGTTAGTTTATTACCCAATTTTTGACAATACTGTGGAGGGAATCATCTATGACATACTCAAAAAGAAGAAAGACATCTTTGAAACCGTGATGGGTGATAAGGTAGACAACGGTGATTATGTTCAAGAAATTTTGGAACTTATAAATAATTGGAGGCGATAATCAAACTTCGGCTTATTTATAATCAATAAACATTAATAAAAGCCGACCTTATGAAGAATCTTAAAAATAGGATTGAAGTAATTGAAGAAGATTTACAAAAAAAAGAAATTAAAAGACAACAAGAACAAAAAGTACGAAAAGTTGTCACAGAAGCCAAAAACATTAAGATAGAAAGATTACCCTATTCTTATTCAGCACTAAAACAATTTATTGACCCAGAAACCATGAGTGTTCATTACAACAAACACTACAAAGGTTATGTTGATAAATTAAATGGAGCATTAAAAGATGATGAAGATTTAACTTTAGAAGAAATTGTTAAAACAATTGACAGTTTCAACAAGTTCATCAGAAATAATGCGGGTGGGGCTTACAACCACCAATTGTTTTGGAAAATGTTAACTCCAAAAACAACAAAACCAGGTCCGATAACACTCAAAAAAATTAATCAAAGTTTTTCATCTTTATCTGACTTTAAAAAGAAATTTGATGGTCAAGCAAAAGATAGATTTGGTTCAGGTTGGTGTTGGTTAGTTCTTACAAAACGAGGAACATTAAAGATTATGACAACCGCCAACCAAGACAATCCACTTATGGATGTTGTTGACCAAGGCGGATATCCAATTTTAGGGTTAGATGTTTGGGAACACGCATATTATCTAAGATATAGAAATAGAAGAGATGAATATATTAAAAACTTTTGGAAAGTTGTGAATTGGGATTATGTAGAATCTGAACTTTCAAGAAAGTTAGACAAAACGGTAAAAGAATCTACAACCGCAAAAGAATTTTTAACTGAAGCCGTTAAGAGTGAACCTTGTTCTACTCAAGACAAAATGGCCTCAAAATTATTATTTAATACAAACCGTGATGTTCTTAATCTATACAAAAATGCAATAATGCAAATTTTAAAAGAAACATTTGCTGACAGATTTTACAACAAAGATGAATATGCTAAAGGACAAATGTCGGGTGTGTATGATTTGGAAGGTGAAGGTAGGTCTGTTATCAATTATTTGAATACAAATTACAGTGCGTTTTGTGTCTTGAAAAAAGATTTAAACAAATATCTTACAAAAATAGGTGAAGAACCAATTATTTTTTCAGATAAAACACAAAGAGAACAAGTCAATGAAATGGCAAGAATGTTAAAAACATTAAACAAAGTTAAGTTTAGAGTTTTTTCATTAGAGTCAGAAACATTTAAAACAATTATGAGTGTGATGGGGGTAACTTCAGACAAAGGTAATAAAACTGAAGATGCTGTTGTTGAAAAACTTAAAAAACAATTTGGTGATGAAAACGTAACTCGTATTGGTGAACTTGGAAACAAAGAAGATATGATGACGGGTGTGGATGTTAAGATTATGGTTGATGGTGTTGAAAAAACTGCACAGGTAAAACCATTCAGTCATATAACAAGAAGTGAAGACATGTATAAAGTTGATGGTACCGCAAATGTTAAAAGATATCAAACAAATTGGATGATTTTTATGAAACGTTTGGATGACATGGTAATCTTTGATAACTCAAACACAAAAATTATTGATGGTGTTTATTATTTCCCAATTGATGCCAAGTTGTATCAATTGTAATAACTTGATATTTATATATAAAAGACTATGGTAGTTATTGCTGAACCAGAAAGAACCAAACTGTATAACAGGATTTTAAATCAACTTGGGGCTCCATTAAGAGCTGTTGAATTGGAATTTGAAATGATGGATTCATTACTTGAATTGTCCATCGGTGACTATACACAATATCTTTATGATTGGTTGATTGAATCACAATGGACAACATTGTATGGTATGAATTTGGATACCCAATCTGTGGCAAACGCTTTAATCAGAAGAAGTCTTGATTGGGAAACTCAATACACTTACGCTTATTCTAAAATTGTTGGTCTTCAAAATTCAGGTCCTTGGGTTCTTAAGAAGGATTATTTTGAATTACAACAAAACGTACAAATATACGAAATACCTGCGGGTCGTGAAATTAACGAACTTTTATGGTATTCACCAGCAGAACAAAATAACATGTTCTTTGACCCTTGGTCAATGCAAAGTCTTGGTGGTTATGGTGGACTTGGTGGACCTGGTGGGTTTGCTCAAGGTGGTGCCGGTGGAGGATATTTCATGTTCTCATCTTATGATGTATTAGCAAGACAACAAGACATAAATCTTAAAAGAAGAATTATGCAACCCGATGTTAGTTATCGTGTGACAGCACTTCCTGATGGAAAAAGAGCGGTTATGTTGTATAATACACCTGGTGGTAGATTTGATTTTGGTGATAATGAATTAATGAGAGGTCGTGTTTGGTATTGGTATTATGATACAACTGATGCAGACAGAGACCAATGTCTTAAAGATAATCCTGATATCGTAAAATTACCATCAGACATTCCATTAGATGAATTAAATTGGATTGATTTAAACGACCCTGCAAAACAATGGGTTAGAAGATGGTTCACCGCATACTGTAAAGAGACCTTAGCTCGTGTTAGAGGTAAATTCAGTGGTAATTTGAAGACACCAGATAGTGAATTAACAATGGATTATCAGTCTCTTCAAACTGAAGCCAAAGATGAAAAAGTTTCTTTAGTGACGGAACTCCAACAAAGATTAGAAAGATTACGTCCTGAAAAACAAATGGAAAAAGAAGGTTCTATTGCTGAAAATTTAAATAAGCAATTAAAATATAGAGCAATGCCAATACCAATTACTGTTGTATAATATGCCAATAATTAAATCTATACCCGCAATTAAAATCATAAATGGTGTTCAGATTAGAACTTCTGAATTAGCCATTGTTTCTGAACCACAATACACCACAAATGGAGAATATTCAATCGTTATTCGTGGTATTGATAATTGTATTTTAAAATTAAATTCGTTAACAACGGATAGAGTTAAAATAAAAGCAATGACAAACGTATTAATCATACCCGACATTAATTCTATTGATGAAGAGTGGGATGAAATATCAATTGAAAAAGGTGCGTGTGTCGAATTTGTTTTTATTAACCAATATTGGTATATCTTATCTTCAGATGGTTTGAAGATTTGGTAATCCCGTAATTTGATTTTCCCAACCTTCTTCAGCTTTTTCATAGATATAAAAAGGTTCCAATCCACGTTTTTTCCAATAAGACATTTCTTGTTCAGAAATTGTTAATACATCATTCAAATCATCTTGGTCACCTTCACCTAATGGATGTCCATTAATTAGTTCACATTGGGCGGTTGTAAATATTCCACGTTTTTCAGGGTCATTCACAATTAAAGCTTCACGAACTTCATCTTTGAATACAACCAATAATGGGTCGATACGTTTGTTGAAAGTAGCAATCGCTCTTGCCACATTATAATTTCCTGTTAAATCAGGATTTGCTTCTAATTCCGCAGGGTCCAACAAATAACAATTCAAAACCAAACTATCACCTTTTTTTACCACATCACCGTGAGATGCTCGTTGACCATTATTTACGTATGTAATCACATCACCCAAGTTCACACTTAAGTTATGGTGAATTGCAAGTTCCATATGTGCTTGACGTGACATCAATGAACCCGCCTTTGTTTTTTGAGTACAACGGAATTTATAATCACTTAAAGAATGTTTAATTCTTGCTCTTTGGGCAATTTTAGCCAAAGGAACTTTCATATCATAAATCTTTTGTAGGTATTCGTAATAATATTCAATGAAATCTTTACCCTTACCTTGAAGTAGCATCTTAATTCCTTTATCCAAGAACTCTTCAATATAACCTGGTAGTTTCTTTGACTTAATTGTATTACCAACCAATTTGATTTTACCTTTATCAGTCATCAAAGCATAGTTCTTACGAGCCAAGTTAATACATGCCGGCCATACACCATCATTATCCAAAGCCATTTCACCTCTCATGAATATGTCATTGTATTCGGCAATATCCGCAGCCGCCCCAATGTATTCTTTACCTTCCACTACTTTCCAATTCAAACCACGACCAATGTATTTACGTTCGTGAACATCAGATGGAGATGAAAAGTTCACACCATCCGTATCCATTACCAATGGTGCATATCCACGTTTCATAAAGAACCCAATCATCTGACGCAAGTATTGTCTACCTGTACAAGTAATCTGTTCACCCATGTACATATCACCCCAATGAAATACTTGTGGTGCTGACAACGCTCCAAACATTGAGTTAATAAAGATTTTAATCGGTAACTGTTTACGGTCATAAGATTTTGACTTCTTAGGGTCACTCTTTTCGAACTCTTCAGCCAATTGTTTGTACATAATACGAGAACTTCTAAAGTAACCCAACAATCCTTTCATCGCACCTGTTACATCACACTCGGGGAATACATTGTGAACCAACTGAATAGATGGATAAAGTGAACTAAAGTCCAATTTCAATACAGATGTAGAATAACCAACCTTAATCAAACGAGACAATCCACCAACAAAGTCAGTCTTATCTTGTTTGGCTGGAATTGCCAAGTTGTACTTGTAAGACCAAGCCAACATAATCATCTTCCATAAAGTTGCCGTACCCATTGTACTTACACGCTCATAAGTTGTAGGAACCAACGAAGCCAAAAGGAACGAACCTTGGTTGAACTCGTCATCCACACGTAGGGTTTCATCTAAGTCATCGTCAAGGTACTGTTCTACAATCTTATCACCTGTAGTTTTGATATATGTACCAGGAAAACGTGTATCAAGGTCATCAAATTGTGGATTATCCGCCTTCTTGTATTTTCCGTTTTTAACATTTAACCAATAATCTTCCTTTTTAGCATACATAGGACCAATTTCTGTGTGGTCAATGTATACACGGTCTTCATCTTGAATCTCCAAGTACTGAGTTATGTATTTCAAACCCGCCGACTTGATGTTTGAGTTAATCGCTTGGGCTCTACGAACTGAGTGTAAGATATCAATGATGTTGTATCCCCACATTGAGGTCTGTGGGTATCTTTCTACCTCATTGGCAAGCTTCAACATTTGTTCTTTCTGAGATATGGTACGTTGGGGGTTAAGTGACTTGGCTATCTTCTTTATATCCAATCCAAGTGCCTTAGCTCGTTCAAAAATCCACAACCAGTCAAAGTTAAATGAGTTATATCCACCAATGATAGATGGTTTAAGTTCATTAATTGTATCAAAGAATTTAATTAAACCTAACTTTTCAGTTTCCTCTGTGTCACATTCAATTACCTCGTGGAACCCTTTGTTTGTTTTTATTCCAATCATGAATATACGACCATCCTTTGGTTCAAGTGAGGTCGTTTCTAAGTCAAATACAAGTCGGGTTATGTCATTGTATTCTTCATATCCTTTGAATAGTCGTTTTTCTTTCTGAATAAGATATTGTTCTACAGGAGGTAACATAAGAAACTTATCCTTTGCTCTATCACCCCAAGGGTCAATACCACCATCACGGAAAAATTGAACCAATGAACGGTATCCACCAAGACATTTAACCATATAGGTTAAACCGTTCTCTAATCTTTCATTATCGTGGGTTTCTAATTTGTCAATAACAATTTTATGTTTTGACATGGCCTCTTTTTGTAATCCTTTTGAGCCTTGATAAAAATTTAAACCTTTTAGGTCACCGACCCAAGCAAAAGGTATAAAATGGTCTTTTTGAATTGATTTTCCTTGACCAGGAACTTCTTTAATTTTGTAAATTGCGTCTGTCACATAATCAAATTCTATGGACACAATGAATTGTTCGGGGTCGCCACCTTCCAAGAACGCTTTAATTTCTTCGTTTGATATCATTTCTATAAATTTTAACCGAGTGACCTATTATCTTCCGTAAAATACGGAGTTTGTCTTACTCATTGGTTAAAGTATAGGTATTGGATTTAACCTCGTCAACAACAAGGACTATCTATAATGAAACTTTCTTGGACATTGATGTATAACTCATCTCTTAGAGGTAAAATAAGATTTCCTTCAATACCACCCAAAAGACCGTTATTATATTTAATCAAAAATTGTCCAACATAACGACCAATAGTATTTGTATCACGAGCAGTGAATTTAAAATATACGTAATATTCGGGTAATGCGTTTGGGTCATCACCAATTACTTCAGTAATGTATGCGGGTTTTGAAACAATCTTTGGTATTCCCGTTGCTTCATTTATCATAGAAAAGAAAATTGACGCACTACCTAAAGAATCCATAAAAGATTGGTATTCACTTCTACCATCTCTAACCACTTGCATTTTTAAAAGTGGTAATGTCGCATTTTTCTTAATATTAAAATCCATTACATATAAATACTCATTAAGATTCTTTTCTTAATGAACCATCATAAAAATCAAACCTATCATGTTCAGTTGGTGTCATCAATAACAATGCGGGTTTAATATTTCCCTTAATTGTTTCTTGGAACATGTAACTCATCCAAGTTTGTTCAAACGGTCTTGACCATGTTGTTTCTAAGAACATTTTTTTGTTTCCATGTCGTGTAACTATCTGTGGCCAATTACAATAGTAAATTTCACCATCAACAAAAGGAATTCCTTTGTGATTTCTAATGTTGTTGTATTTTGTCTTTGGTGCGTTTGGGTCTTGACCTTGAACGGGTAATGTTGGTTTTTCTGGCCAATGTTTTACCCTAAAATCTTGCGGTACATTATACCATGACCATTGTATTCCATTATCACCAAAAAACTCACTATAGTTCATTTTGATGAAGTCATAATGGTATTTTTTTGTAATCTCAATTATGTTTTTATACAAATTGTCAACGTATCGGTTAAATCCATTTCTACAAACCTCACCTTTGTTTGGGTAAAAGAACATATCATCTTCAAAAAAGAAATAAAAATCAAATTCATTTTCTTCAGCATGTTCTGCAATCCATTGTCTACCACCACAAATACCTAAATTATCTTTTTTAATATGTTCAAAACCATATTTTTCACAAAGTTCCGAGTATTTCTCGGTAGTTGATAAATCTGATGAATTATCTAATAAGAACTTTTTTGGTTTGTTAATAAAATCTATATCATAAACTTCCATAGAATTCATTAAAGTTTCAAATTGTTTTGGACTATTAAATGTTATAACATATAAGGCAACATTATCAGGGCTTAAATCATCATTAACAGCATCCATTTTAAATTTACTTTGTTTTTTTAAATCGTCATTTTTTAAATCCTCAAAAAATTTTCCAAATAAACCATTTGACTCAATTTCAAAATAATCAATCAAATCAGCATGTTTATAACACATTATTGAAAAAATTGATTCTTCAGTTCCCATTAAATTTTGTGACAATGTGGATGTTAAAAGATTATAATAAATTCCATTTATATCACTAATACTACTCTTTGGTCCACCAAAAAAACCACCACGAGCAACCATGTCTACCTTTGTCTGTGATATCTTATTAATTTCGTCAAAATTAAACCCGTGAATTTCGTTATTTGCCTCATAAGGGAAACAAACAAAACTAAATTTATTAATATACTTTGGAAGTTTTTCTAAGACCTTATCATGTGTAAAATAACCTGGATGTACAGTATTTGCCAATCCAGCATCAATCCAAAACATATATTCAGAATCAAAATTATCAAAAATTTTGGCATCATGTAACAAAAACATTTTAGACATAACTAATGGATTATACCATTCAAGTTTTGCCTGTGTTGAGTCTGCCAACCATCCAGCTTGATTATACCAATCAGGATTTGTTCTAATTTGTTGGATTTTATCGTATGGAACAGTTTGTTTAAACCAATCTTTATCTCTAACAATAAATTGGGTGTTTGACCTATCTCTTCTTTCCCAAACAAAAGATTCCAATTCTTGTTCACCAAAAATTATTATATTATTATCAACCTTAAGAAGATGGTCAAATTTTTCTAAATAATGTTCAAAACTACGTGACCATCCTTCAGTTAATGAATCACGATTAATATTCCATAAACCTGTAACTAATGTTATTTTACTCATTCTGTATCCCTAACTTTATAAATAATTTTATCAATAAATTCATATTCAAATATTTTTGATATGTCAGAATAAAATATCCCATCTCCAAAAATATCCTCATGAAATAACGGTAAATTTTTGGTGTTTGGTATTACACCAACACATTTACCAATGTTGCCGACTTCAAAATGTTTTGAAGCCCAATTAACGGTACCACCCCATTTATGTTTAAAAATGTATAATTTTTTTTCTGTAACAGTATTTCTAATATATTCAAATGCATCAGGAACATACCTATCATCATCATCGGCAAACATTATAAAATCACCGTCTAAGGTATTCATATGTCTATTTAACAATGGATGTCCAAAATTACCTTCAGGACCGTTTAAATTTTTAATATGATTTAATTTACATTTAAAATTAAAAGTAGATAACACCCCCTCAACAAAGTCGTGATTATTATCCGATACAATGGTAAAATAATCATTTTCATTTAATTGATTAACAAAACTATCAATTAAACGACCTAACGATTCTCGTCCTAAAGATGTACAAAGGATGTGAAAAGAAAAATTATTCATAACATTTTTCTAAGATATATTTTTCAGTGTCTAATTTGTCCATAATTTCTAAAATACCTCTTTGGAAATCATTCCAATCTCCAAAATTAAAGAACTTGGTGTTATTTCTATGTGTTAAAATGGCCAAAACCTCTTGTTCACTGATTAAACCACTATAAGTTTTTAAATATAAATCAAAAATATTTAGATAATCGGATAATACTTTTTGTATATTTTCTTTATTTCCACCAAATAATGCACCAGGTATTAATTTAAAGTCTGTGTTATATATCGCATTCATTCTATCTCGTAACTCATAATTAATTTGGATTGCTTCACCTCTTAAAGATATAAAACCATACTCATCAATTTTTTCATTAATTTTATCCAAAAATAATTTTGAGTGGGCCAAGACATTCATATAATCTCTCCAACCATCGTGACAACTAGTTCCAAACAATCCCGCATCTAACCAAACAACATTTTTATTTTCTTCACTTTCAGACAATAAAAATTTAATTTTGTTTAAAATTACCTCAATATAGTTTTTAACACAATATATTCTATCATATATTTCACCTTCATTGAATTTTGTTTCTCTGATTGGATTAATAGTGTTTAAGTAATATTCAGAATCTAATTCTTCAATTTTTATAACAACATTTTGTTGGTTAAAAACATCACCTAATGAAAATGTATCATATGTGTGTTTATCTGTATAAATAACATATTCATATTCATCAAATATGATGTTTTGTATTGTTTGAGTCAACAACGGGAATGATTTATACCTCATTCCACCTCTACCATCTTCATATCTTAAATCATAGATTGAAGTTATTATTTTTAATACCATTTATTATGTTTTGGAATTAATAAGTTTATACCTTGACTAGAATTGTTTTTTAATTCAATACCGTTATAAAATGCTGAAAAACACATTTCATCAATATTACCCGCTGGCACGTTACGTAAATTCTCATCGTATTTGATTTTAATACACTCATCCCAAGTATTTAAAAAATCATTAAATTTATTTGTTTCAATATCTAAAAATTGAACACAATCTTCAGGCATGTAAAAATTTTCATTACTATATAAAACATTGAATTTATTTTCGTAGTGTTTGAATCTTTTACCTAACTCACTATTACTTTTTTCTTCATTTTCAAATAGATATGTTACTTGACCAGATATACTATTAGGTAAAAATAGTTTTAATATATTTTCATGTGTAAATAAACTTTCATTAGCCACAACGTCAGTATCACATAATATTATTTTACTAAAACCATTTTCTAATGCAAATCTAACCGAATACCTTTTAACTGAAAAATCAAAATCATAATAATTTGTATTGTAGGTTTGATATTGTTCATTATACTCCCTAATGTCTTTAACCTTAACCCAACTTTCTTTTGTGATTTTATCGGGATTGTCGGTAACAACAAAAATTGTTGGTTTATCATTAAGTTCTTTAAAAGAATCTATTAATCTGTTTGTTTGTTCATAATACCTTTCACCATAACAAAAAGTGGTGATGGCATAATTATTATCTAAATTTTCCATATTATAAATTTCCTGTTATTCTTTCACACCAATCTTTAGATACTGAGTGTGGCCAAACAACCCAATACTTTGGTTTATGTTCTGTTTGGAATTCTCTCCATACTTTACAGTAACCATCAGGGTCATTCATCATTCTATCAATTTCTGCCTTATCAGCGTCTTTTCTGTTCAGTGTTTCATCATTTTCACCGTGGAAGGCAACCACCCAAAAATCATAATCTTTTTCAGGTACTTGTGAGAAACCAATATCAATACAATGTTTAAATACTTGAGCAAAGTTTTTCTTCCACTCTTCTTCAGATTCAAAGTTGTATGGATTTGGTGGATAATTCTTATCTAAGGTATGTTGTTGGACAGCTCTTTTTTCAAATAAAAGACCTGAATACTTTTCATAATCTCTTAATGTCCTAACAGGTCCAAATCCATAAGGTCCGTCATGACCTTCTTGTTTTTCACCATCCATACCAAATAATTTTCTATTGGTAAAATGTGAATGACTGTTTTTATTACCCCAATCTTTGTCATCATCCCATTGTTTTGTTCTACCTTTACGAGTATATTCGTGCCAAATCAAAACTTTATGTGGGTGGAATAAATCATAACCCCAAGTATAAGCACGAGCGGCAATTGATATTTCTTCACCGTGGAAATAGTATTCAGGGTTGTGTTGTACTTCTTTTGAGAACTGACCTAATGTAAAACAGTAGTGAGCTGAATAGAAACGAGATGTAACAGGTTCTGTTAAGCTCTGCCAACCTGGAATTGTTTCAGGTAGGAAGAATACCGCACCTTCAGGAATAAATCTGTCAAACGCCATTCTCCATGGTTCTTGCATACGCCCTGATGGGTCATTGTCGGGGTCAAAAGATGATACATATCCTGTAAGTAATGGTTTTTCATGACCTTTCTTTTGAAGTTGTTTAATCATCTTAATCATTTCATCATCCCAATTGGGTGCGAATCTCATGTGTGAATCAATTTGAAGTGTATATTCTTCACCTTGATATAGTTGTTGAACTTGGTTTCTTGCCCAACAAACACCTTTTGATTCTTGATAAGGAATGTTAAGGATTCTAAATCTTTTATCATTTTCGTACTCTGACATGTCATCAAACCCGTCTTCAGGATGAAATTGTCTTGCAATACCAATTCTTAAATTTTTAGGTCTTTTAGCATTTTCTATCATACTTTTGATAGTTGCTATAAGTTGGGGGTCACGATAAGCGGCAATTTGAACAAATATTTTCATGAATATATTTTTTCATAAAAATATTAAAGGAATTGAAAAAGTTAATAGGAAAATTAAGTAAAAACAATCCTTTTTAACTTATTTT